CCTGAATCAGCTGACGCTCGGGAGACATGGCGTAGTGTGTGTAACGTTTGTAGCTGGAACGGTAGAAAGAAACCTCTGGCTTACCCGTCAGCCATGCGTCCTGGGCACCAGTTGCGACGAGCTGAACGATACCACCAGACATTTACAATGACGTGAGAAAAAAACTAGTCCTTGATCATTATACCACAATACTCAAGGTTCCCTTCTATTGGTACATAGATACCGAGTGTTTTACAGAGTTCTTTGAGATCCTTGAATGAAGTCCAAAATGCCTCTGAGTGATCATACTCGTCGACTGTCACATGAGCCAATTCGTGAATCAGAACATTCATGGCTGAATTTATATCATCCTTGTCAAGACAAATGTAAATTTCATACCCCTTATTGACGTTGTATCCAATAGTCCCTTTGTTCATACGAGAGCCATGGATTCCTGTGAGAATACATCGTTTCCTGAGACGAGCAAACCGTGGATCAACGACGAGTGTAGTCTGGAGATGTTCGAGTAAAACGTCGTACCTGCGACGAAGTTCCGTCATGAGCGGGTGTTCCTGTCGGCTACTCCAGGCGGCAACCACGAGTGACACGATAAGTAACCCCGTCTGTACAATTCCAGAGGTTCGCCCCATCTACTGATGTAAACGCAGAAAAACAAACTGCGCATAAATGTCGCTCACAAGCCCGGTAGGTTCTTGAGTCATTGGAGTCCATGAGATGCATTGAAATTCAGGTTCAAGAGCACACCTCAATACTCCTCCGTCAAGAAGAGGTTCGTATTTTGGACCATCTGCGTAAAACGGACCATCTGCGAGACTCATAAGCACTTTGTCTCCGTGAATCTCGAATACATTTCCGAGACCATCTGGACTGCTCGTACTTTCAATGAGACTCTTCTCTGGTGTAATGCCTATGAGGTGCCCGCCTGGTTTTACCGCCAATTTTATCGCCTTGATACTCTGTTCAAAGTGTTCACCAAAAATGTACTGAATTGAAAAGTTGTAACAGACTGTATCAAACGGACCTGCAAATGCCGCCTGGCGAATATCACCAGCTCCAAGAAACCATACACCAATTCCAATCGTGAAGGATCGCTCTTCTGCTTCTAAGAGCGACTTTTCATCGGGATCAATGGCGGCGAGACGAGCTCGTACAGACTTCCATTTATGAAAGTCCCCTCCGCGTCCACATCCACAATCAAGAACATACGAATCTGGACTAACCCAGTTATTAATCAACTCGCGTTTTGCTTGGTTGTGTCTTTTGCGGAGTTCATCCATAGTACTTAAAAGTAACGCGTGTTGTAGTTTTAAATGGGTTCTCTTGAGCAGGATTATCTGACTGTGCCAGGACAGGTTTTTGCATTGATTTCTATTGTCGGTCCAGACATGCCTCAGCGTAATGAGCAGCTTGGTCTGAAGATCCGTGGGTGCTTTGCCACAAAGGATGAAGCGGAGAGCCATGCCAAGCGTCTTCAGAAGGAGGATGCGCTCGTCGACATTTACGTCGTCGACATGTACAAGTGGCTGTTGATTCCCCCTGACCGTCTTCAGATTGACAATGTCCATTACCAGAATGACAAGCTGGAGGAGATTATGACCAAGTACCGTGATAACCAGCGCCAGGCTGCAGCCATGTTTGAGAAGCGCAAGCGTGACATGCTCGCCAAACCTATCGAGGGTTCAGCAACACCTTACATCGAGCCTGGGGACGAGAACTCAAAGTATTACTCAAAGCCCGACGTTCCACCCATTCCTCACCCAGCTGAGCTGATTGACGACCTGAAGAAGGAGTTTCCGGACAAGGAGATGCCAGAGCTCGTGAAGATTGCCGATGAGCGTATCGCAGAGGAGATTGAGCGTCGTCGTGTTCAGCAAGAGGAGGAGCGTGCAAAGGCACCCGCGGTCCAGATTGACGCTGGACCTGCACCAGAGCCCGTAGGTGCTGGAAGCATGGCAGCTGGTCTTCTTGGTTAAAAATAAAAAATAGGCATTTAATAGATGAGCGTTCACTGGTCCATATGGGTATCGCTTGCGATACTTATTATTATACTGGTGATTCTTTCAGCACGCAGAGAGGGGTATGCTCCTCCGCGTGATGAAAATACAAACCCTCCTTTTACAGAGGATGTTGGAAATATAGCAACAGTTTCAGATAACCGTCCCTACGTAGACTCTATGAGTAACGTCGCCCGGGTTGACAATCAGACTCAGGTCTATGAAGACATGGCTGGTCTTGATTTCCAACTTCAGGCTGGTAATCCAATTTTAAATTTTATTCAGGGTGATCCTTCATCAAACGTTATGTACGGCGACTTTGTCGCGAACGAGTCTGATGGAGGGTTAGCAAGAATGTACGCATACGAAGACAGGGAAATGATTATACCTGAAACTACCGAGAAAGCAAATCCAAATTGCACTCGTTCAGTAGCCATTATACCAAATAAGAATCTCACCTTGCAAGTGGGTACACATTCAATCGACAAAGATTCATATAACATCAATATATACCCACCTCTTCATGTTGTTGCAACTGGTCCAGGTAATGCTCGACAGGAAATGAATTATCCGTCGTCAGAAGCATGCCCGACAATGACAATGTTAGTACTCGATAAAGACAAAACATACGACACACTGATTTTATCATCAGATGCATCACTTAAACAAGGACTCTTACCTGTACCTGGAAATCCAACCATGATGAAAACAGTCTATGGTATCGATGTAAATGGGAACATTATTAATCCGTCAGGAACGCAAATAGAAGTCACAGCAGAGCAAGAAAGGAATTCTTTACTTCCCTCGAGAACAGCAGAACAAGAAAGAAATGGTTCACTTCCACCAGATTCGGGGCAATACATACCTACACTCACCTCTCCTACACTTCCTTTCCTAGGGAATCAACCTGGAATTAGTGCTTCAGGATAACCGGCGTCAGCGACTTCCCCAGGAGTAGCCCAATAAAAAATGCTGCAAACACAAGTATAATAGTCTCTTTGGAAATTTTTTCAAGGACATCAACTGATTGATGTTGTGCAGAAAAAACTCGTGGACCTGGATCATAGTACGAGCGTGCGTCTTGCTGATGAAACACCTCGTCCGCGACCTCGTCCACGACCTGGTGCTGGACGGGCTCGTTTGTCTCCATCACTGGAAACGTCGGTCTCGTCGGCGCCGGATCGAACATCCGGTCCATTAGTATCAGAGTCACTGCTACTTTTATCTTCAACTACAAAATCAACAAGATTGCCATCCTCATCAGCATCACTCTCACTTGAGATGTCCTCTGTATCATAGGACACCTCAGATGAAACACTCCCAGACTCATTCGAGTCATAATCTTCATCGGCGTAATCATCCTCACATACTTCCTGAGGAGTGTAACGCTCAGGTGCTTTTACAATGCGACCAGACCGCGTCTTATTGACCGTGACTTTTGGGGTCTGGGAAGTGTCCTTCCCCGATTGCTGCTCCGGTTGGGTTGACATCAATCTCTGCATCTTCAGGGGCTAAATCGTTTAAGTACTTTGGAAAGAAGTACAAACCATTTTTATTGGCGAGTTCAAATAAAGTCGTCTCACCTTCAACACCCATCTGAACGGCGATAGACTCGAGTTTCTCCTGATGTTCATGATCATCTGCTCGTCGAATGAAGAGAGACAGGTTACGAACATCTTCAATCGCTTGGTAAAGTCCCCCAGCTCTTTGCTCGAGACTTTTTTGTTGGTTTTCGAAATCCGCCAGATGACTTTGAAGCAGTTCCCATGTTTTTGGGTCGAGTCCAGAGTACGGGTGCACTTCTCTGAGGAACCGATTCTTCTTGCCACCAAAAGTCGGGAACAAGATCACGAATAGACACATAAGTAGAATTATCCACAGCAACATTGCTGCGTAACTCGGCTACTATACTCGGAGAAAGAATATGTTCTCGTCCTACAAACTTTTGATCCTTGCATTCATCGTCATGACACAATTGACAAATTCGACCACGTGAAATACCAAACCAAACATGATTTGACTTGTGTTCACTCTGGATACGTTCACAATACTTTGAATCAGTCTGAACAATGATTCGATCTTCTCCTTTTCGCATGACACGACGAACATTCGCGAGCTCCTGACCTTTCATGTTTTTTCGTATGAACTTTTCCAAAGGAGCACACGTGATTTCGACATTCACTGACTCTTTGGATATTTCGTTTGTACGAACTGCAAATAATTTCATCGTTTCAACCGATGGAACTGTATCAAAAACCGATCCATTCAACTCGCGCCACGGTGTATATGGACCTGAATCCACTAAACCACGATCGCGTTTATGGGACCAGAGCATTCTGAGACCAGATCCTCCATACACACTTGCATCGATACGTTGACTCCATTCCGGGTCATCTGGTAATTCGAGGAGAATACGAGTTCGCAAAGCAAGTGCTTCAGACTTTGTAACATATACATCTGGCCAATGAATGTGAACTCCAGATTTTACGAGTCCATCAACAATTCGAGGTTCTGCTCGTGCTATACAACAACGACCTTTTTGGACCACGGAATGCATAACCGCGACAAGATTCAATATCTCGTCACCTGGGAGTGCTTCTGGTCCTTTATAATCGAGATCGACGAAAAACTTGAAAACGTCAGTCTTTTGTTCTACAACATACAGTTTCTTACCGATGCGTATGTCATGAACACATTCTACGTAAAATTCTTCAAGTTGTTCAAAAGGAACTTGAAGGATTCCACCATCCATAAGGACATGTGTCCCTGGACCCTTGTCCGTCATCCATTTCTCCATACTCTGTTATACAGTGTATCCTTTTAGTCGCTGTCAGAATCGTGCGTCAGACGACTCCAGAAATCTTTAATTTTCATAATGACAATCGGCTCCTCTGTCGAAGGAGGCTTCTCTTCCACCTTCACCTCGGGTTCTGGCGCCTTCTTCACCTCTTCAGGCTCAGGTTCCGGAACCTCTTTCTTTAATTCCTCCTTTTTCATTTCGTAGATGATATCAACGAGTGTCATGGTCTTTGCAATGTCGTCGGGATCACCATGTCCTCGAGCCTGGACGAGTAGCTCGGCAAACATGCGTTTTGACTTTGTCATTCTAGTGTGTGTCAATATTTTCTCATGATGATTCTTGCGCAAGTTTTAAGAACGAAAATAAAAATTTGTACGTTGAGTTGAGGAAAGAGCTGCATGAAAATCTGGGTTTGTGATGACGTGTGTACGTATCATGTCCCATAGGTTTTCACGAGCTGTGATTCCTTCGAGTGTATCAAACTCCACTTTGTCATTCTCATCATAATTTTTACGAAAATACGTTTGACGATTTTCCATCTTTGTTTTTTCTTCATTAAATCGTCGAACGATATATGTGTGTTCACGAGCGGTCATGGGCAAATCAATAACATACACATGATATATACTCGTGACATCATCTTCAATATCAGCCTCTGAATCACCTGGACCCTTGTACTTTGTTGCAAAATGAAAATACGAATATGCTCCGCGTTTCAGATTAATAGTACCTCGAGTTTCCTCTTCGAGTTCCCGAACGGCACAACGCAAAGGATTGATAACCTCACGTCGTCGACACCCTCCAGTGACAAACGTCCACTCTTGGTACCGGCGATCGTGAACAATAAGCATGTACTGCTTATTATCTATCGTCGTAACTGGTATCGCTATGCTTTTGTGCCTCTCCCGACATGGTTGGTCGCTCGGGGAATTCATTCCCTCCTACTGATTCATTTGTAAAATAATTCATCAGCTTTCCCCCGCCCCGTGATGGTTGATACGTAATAAGAAAGAGGAGTCCGATAAGGAGGAGCCATTTCCACATCTGCATTTAGTCTAACGTGACAAACTTAATTGACGGGTTGAACGAGCGGTGTGCCAGTCTCCGCCTTGGCTGAAAATGTATGTGCAAAGGGGTTGTTGTTGAGCACTTTGGATGCCAGACCCAGATTGTTTGTTGTTGATCGGAAATCAGTCTGTCCTTTAAAGACATTCAGACGATCATACTGATTTGGAAGGTAACGAGAACCACGGCTTGCATCTGCTGGGCGAACTGGGAGTGCACCAGCCTCGAGACGTGTGTTTGTGTTTGCACCCACTGCACCAACAGGGTCGGCACGAACGTTCATACGGGCTCCATTTGCAGCACGGTCAGGGTTTACACGATTATTCGACCAACGCATTGGATCTTCATATGCGTGACCGTAGCCCTCGTAGACCATGTACTGACCTGGACCCATTTCGAGACCATCTTTGCGTGAACCAGTCTCCTGGCGATTTGTCGTACGACGAGTCTTTTGGAAATCAGGACGTCCTTCTGGTGCGGTAATGGCACCACCCTGACCCTGACCGCGTGTCTGCATTGGAGCATAGTGAGACGTCTTTGAAATTTTTGCTGGATGGGAAATCATACCCAGTGTTGTACCACCATTCTTGATGACGGGATTGGCTGGTCCTCCCCATGTACCAGCCAGATTGGTCAGGCGCTCTTCGTTCATGTTGTTGGGCAGAATGCGGAAAAATTGCTGGAAGCCACCGGAAGCAGGTGTGTCTGGAGAGAGACCAAGACCGCGTCCGACGTACTTCTTGTCCGCTGGGTTGACATTGTTCATTTTGTTTGTAACTGATTCGCGGCTCCCGTCTGTCGTGTACACGGGTTGACCGAATGGAAAACGACTTCCGGATGGTGTAAGGTCAGCCAGATTCGGAATGGCATCCTTTGGTGGAAGACGGAATCCACCTGAAAAGCCACGTCCTGAGTTTGGCTCTGTATTTAGTTGATCGAGTGAATTGTCTACGTTCTGAGGAAGGTTGTACTGAATAAGGTCAAACTTTGAAACCTGGTCTGGCATTGAAGGCATCACAGCCTTTTCAGCCTGATCTTCCTTGGCGTCGCTGAGTTTCTTTCCGGCAAAAACCAGTCCGACAACGGCGGCAAGGCTGAAGGGATCCATCTATTATTTACTTGCTATTTTTTATCCAACGGGCTCGCCAGGAGTCTGTCTACTGCTTGTCTGTTGGGTATCGTTTTTCGTACGACATCGACTGGTACATAGCATATGTGCTTGTAGGGTCCCATGTCAAGAATTTGTTGACGGGATTGACAATGTACAAGTCTGGGAAGTCGTACGGCTTGTCAGCGTAGTATTTGTTATTACGGGAAGTTGTCTGTGAGCGAAGAGCATCATCCGTCATCACCATCACCTCGTAATTTGTGTTTCTAGGTCCATAGTACACACCCTCCTCAACCATTAAAAGCCCGGGCTGAAGAAGGCTGCTCGGCATTATTACTTGTACTTGATATTTTTTTAGCGTCCATTGCCACCGCGCAACTGCACACGCTCTGGACCGCGTGCATATGGTCCATCTGGGTTGCACTTGGATGGATCATCGCGACACATGGGGTCAAATGGCTTTCCAAAGGCTGCATTTGTAAACGCAGCCTGGTCATTTGGCCAGCTTGATGCCGCTGTGGTGTAAAAAGGACGCTCTGCATCACGCTTGCGTTCGAATGGATGGATAGACTTCCACTCATTCTGAATTTCAGTCTTCATGGTTGGGTACCAAGGAGCCTGCTGAGCATAACTTGGATCGTCACCAAGTAGAAAGTTTGCCATGGGATTGTCACGTGTAGGCATACGCAGACCGCTCATTACCTTTGGACCTGACATTACAACGCGTTTACCATCTGGAATCATGTTCATGCTGTACAGTACATAAAGAGCAGCTAGAACGAGAGCACCGAGTGCAACGACACGAGCATCACGACGAATGATGTACACGAGTATGATGGCATATAAGATGAACCGAGTTGTTGCAAGAACACGTTCCTCTGCCGTCTGACGAGACGTGGGCCAGAAATCAAGTAATTTATCTTGTGCGATAATGTCACGCAGGTCAATCGTCATCTTCTAATGTATATAGATATTTTTAGTCGACGGGGTCTCATACCAGAGGACCTCCCTTTCCACCTTTGAGAAGAGAAGACATAAGACCATTCATACTGTTCATAAGAGCAGCCTCGTCAATGGTTCCATCGGGGGAGGTTGCAGTATCCTGCAGCTGAGTGGCACACTTCTGAGCAACAGACTCAATCATGTTGAGTGTGTCAGCTGGAAGAGATGTAATCGTCGTACCAAGAATGTACAGCGTCTGAAGATACTGCCAAATGGCATTCTTCGTCGTCTCTGAGAGATCTGAGTTCCAGAGACGTGGAATGTCCAGGTCATTTAGAAATGGAACCTCAGCGGCATGCGTCTTGAAAAACTCCTCATCCTTCTGCATCAAGTGGCTCGCATATGGACCAACAGTCTCCATAAACTCCTTGAGAGGCTTTTTCGGATTCGCCTTGCGCAGGAGCACAAAGGTATTCTGATACTTTACGAGCTTCTTCTCAGCTGGAAATGTAAGAACGAGCTCGTCAAGAAACTGCTGCATCATGTCGTTGAAAGCGTTTGTGGTGGTCGCCATTAATCTATTAAGTTGTAAATACTTTAAGTTCTGAACGGCGTACTCGAAAGTGACTCTTGATGTCCATTGCCCTGATGGACAATGATGTACACAAGTAAGCCTACCAGAAATGCAGGTTTGAAGTACGCCGAATTTGGAAGCGCCTTTTCATTGTTCATTGACGCTCGAATATAAATATAAGCTATTGTTGCAACGGCTGCAATGCCTGCTGCACTCATCGGATCACGAAAGTGATGGTCCATCTATTATTTATTCAAGGTTATTTATCCGGTGCATCATCGAAGAGCGTCTCGTGATGTACTTTGACTGGAACTTGTTTGACATCGGGAGCTGGTGTTCCTTCGGGAGCTGGTGCCCCTTCGGGCGCTGGTGTTCCTTCGGGAGCTGGTGTCCCTTCAGGCGCTGGCGTTCCTTCGGGCGCTGGTGTTCCCTCTGGAACTGGGGTTGCGACTGCCATTGGATCTTCTTCCTCGTTCATTTCTGGATCTGCAGGGTCTGTTGGATCCTGGTTGGCGCCGCCCATGTCGAGGTCACCTGTAAAGTTTGGAATGTACGTGTCTAGAATTTGCTGAACAGGGATAAAATCATCAACAACCTCCTTGATGAGTTCATTGAAACGATGAGCCATTTTCGTACGACGATCCTGATCTGACATTTTATCAACTACGACATATGGATCCTCGTAAAGGCTTTTTGCAGCTGCAATGTAACATGAATGTACAAATACATCATTCGACGGCAACTTGATATTGATTTTTTTCGAGTCTGTTGAAATACGCACTGCAGACATGATTTTGACTGAAATGACAAAAACTGCCGCGAGCAGATTGGGAAACATAGAGCATGACTTGATGATGGCATCCGAATGCTGCTTCACAATGGTATTGTTCCAATGAGGAACCTCCTGCAGCAGCGTCTGGTAGCGAATGAGTGTCTGACGACCCTTGGAAATTTCAACAGCATTTTTATACAATTCGTAGAAAGAATCAATCATGACTGGTGTCATTGAATTGCACAGCTTGATCATGAATTTACGTTCCGCCTCAACCAAGATGGCTGTTGAGTCCATTGATGTTAACGGGTTTATTTTTTTCCACGCAATTTCGCAGCTGTTTTCTGTAAATTTGCAAGTGACGGCAATGAAATGTTCTTGACGGGGTCTTCATCTGCAGAATGATCAATGATGACAGGTCCCTTTGACTTGACTTCTCCCCAACTCACACCGAGGACGCCCCGTGCCACCTTGATAACCTTGTAGCCCAACCGACTGAGCTGACGCTGAATATATTCAGTCGCTCGTTCAATGTCGTATGCTGGGTACCCAATTGTAAATGGTGGAATTGTTAAAAACACGGAACGTTCTCCAAGTTCTGACGCAGATTTGATTTTGCGACAGAGCTGTTCGAGAATAGCCTTGTATGTCGCCTTGCGAACCTCGAGCCTCTTGTGCTCGCGGTCAGCAAGGTTTTGCGCTGATATCATTTCCTAAAAGAACTTTATAATTTACGCCTTGGAAACAATCGCACCAGTTCGTGCAGCTATATCCGCGTTGTTCATGTTTGCCTGACGCATTTGTGACAGCCAGACATCGAGTTTGTTCTGATACCCTGGGACCTGTGTTTTCAGGTCAGCAAACTGCTTGTTCAGCACAGTCTGTGTATCTTCGTATGCTGTGTATGAATCACCTGGACCGAAGGGTTCAAACACATCAGCGGCGCCAATACCAGGCTGGGGCTGCTCTGACATTTCAAGAATGTTACCATCGGCGTCCGCCTTGATGTCATACTGGACACCAAAGTACCCACGAGTGTTAACGAACATGATTCGTGCATTGAATATCATAGACCCCTGGTCACCCTCGAGTGGGTTGATGTAAATCGTCTGGACTGGATACACATCTGGGTTCTTAGCCTGAATAGAGTTGATGATGGTCTGAATTGTTGATGGGCTCACTGGGTTCTTGTCGCTTACGTCAGTGAAACCCTCACCACGCATCATCACGCTACGATTCCACAGCAAAAATCCAAGAATTGCCAGAAGAAGAAATACAACAATGTCCTTCATATTACTATCAGACCGAGAAAAAAGGACCGCGCGTCTCTTTCCTGGGTACAAAAAGTTATGCTTATTTAATGGCCACCCTGGTCTACAGTGACAAGTGTCCTTATTGTACTCAGGTGATTCAGGAAATTCGTGAAAACCCATCATTGGTCCATGTGATTCGGTTTCATAATGTATCGACACAAGGCGTTCCGTCTAGACAAATCACACGTGTACCAACACTCGTAACCAACGATGGTCAATTACTCGTGGGAAACGATGTCCGTAAATGGATCGAGTCTATGAAGCCGGAAGAGCGTGTCGAAGAGTTTGATCAGACAGTTCTGGGTGGTGCAACACTCGACGACACAGATGGAAATGATGCTGGTAATTATTTTGATATTGATCATTTCAATATGCCACTAGCGCCTCCGATGACACGCGAACTCGAGGAAAAGGTGAACAGAAAAGTGACAGATGCATATCAAAAGGGTATAAAGTGAGCCTGCTTTGTCTATGTATGGTTCGTCTCAAGACAATTCAGGCGAATGCCTTTCGAACAGTTTTTGAGGTGCTCAAGGACATCATTAATGATGTTAACCTTGTTTTTCGTCCAGATGGACTTGTAGTTGTTACATTGGACACAGCTCGTGTTACACTCGTCCACTTGGTTATGCCAGCAGAAAATTTCGAAGAGTACCATTGTGAAGGGGAACACACAGCAGGGTTGAATGTATCAAACACATATAAATTACTCAAATCAGTCACGAATACTGACACATTGAGCATGACAATTGATGATTCATATCTCTTGCATATTCATATTGAAAATTCAACCAAAAAATCATCAACGTCATTCGAGTTTAAACTTTTGGATATCAATGATGACATGTTGTCTATTCCTGAAATTGACATGAATATATTGACAACAATTCCAAGCATTGATTTTCAACGAGTTGCTCGCGACATGAATAACATTGCACAGGACATTCGAATTACAAGAAAGAAGCACACACTCGAACTTGAATGCGAAGGCGGGTTTGCAAATCAGCGAACAATCATCGAGTGTGTTGAGCCTGGGGCAGATAAGTCACTTGGGAATGTATTTTCTCTCAAGTACATCAACATGTTCACTCGTGCGACAAGCCTATGTGCGAGCGTTCAGTTGATGCAACACGGGGACGATGACAACATGCCTATCGTCTTTCGGTATACAGTTGCAAACCTTGGTGAACTCAAGTTTTACTTGGCTCCAAAAGTGGAGTGATTACCAAGTACATTTTGTACATGAACTGTACCGGACACCTTTTTAACGAGTACCCATTTAATTCCTAAGGAGATTCGTAAACCTCCTGAGAATGAAATTGACAGATGTGGTCTAGGGGCATATTTATCAAAAGACACTGGTGATTGTGTAGGACCTGAATGTCGTCTCACGATTTCAGTACATACAACCGGTTTCAGGTCTTCGTCATTGATAAATATGGCACTATGAACAGGCACTGAAAATCGAGGCATCGCATTCTTGATGGGCCACTCCCCGAGATGTGTGTACACTTGACCTCCGAAATAATAATCAACGTGACCACGTTCCCCTGGTTTGAAAGAATCTACTGGTATCAGCTCATTCCCATGATGTCTGAACATTCTGATAATCTGAAAATTCTTTGGTCTTATTTTTTCTATAATGTCCATTAACTAAAAGATAAAGATATATTAAATGTAATGGAAGGACGCTATCAAGAGCGCCTCTCTGAATTTCAAAAACGAATATCTAAAGGGGATTTGGATGCTGAACAAGAGATGTATGACTATATGGCTGAATGCATTCCTTTATTGAGAGAATTCGAGAGTGCTGGCGGGAAGAAGAAGGATGTCTACGAAAAGTACATGGCATGTGTCGAAGACAATCACATCACACCAATGCAAAAGAAAAACCCTGGATTTGTTCCTCAGTGCAAAGGCTGTGGGTCTTTGGATCACATGCTTGATGATATCACAAGTGACATGATATGTACATCATGTGGCATGACGGACTATGTTCAATGTCAAGAAGTGGGATTCAAGGAGGAGCAGGACATGGAACGTCACGTTGTCTATTCGTACAGACGTGAAAATCATTTCAACGAATGGGTAAATCAATTTCAGGCAAAGGAATCAACGAGCGTTCCACCGGAGCTTATTGAGCAGCTTCAACACGAAGTCAAGAAGCAACGAATCAAGGAAAAGAATGACCTGACACATCGAAAGGTTCGTGAAATGCTCAAGAAGATCCATATGAACAAATACTATGAACATGCACCGTACATCACAACGATTCTCAACGGGGTAAGACCGCCAACCATGCCTCAAGCCTTAGAAGACCGACTTCGACTCATGTTTGGACAGATCCAAAAGCCTTTTGAGAAGCATTGTCCTGAAAACCGTAAAAATTTTTTGAGTTACTCGTACGTCTTGTACAAATTTTGTGAACTTCTCGGCGAAGATGAATACCTGCCGTGTTTTCCTTTGCTCAAATCGAAAGAAAAGTTGTATCGTCATGATACCATATGGAAAAATATAACAAGTGATCTTGGGTGGCAATTTATTGGTACTTGCTGAACTACCAGCCCAAATAAAAATATTCGGATGTAATATACTCCCACCCCAGACATGTCGGTGTATAAAAAATGTTCGAGTTGCATTCGTATACCCCAGCCCATAGAAGTTTTTATTAACGAAAAGGGTAAAGAGTGTAAAACATGCCTAAAATGTAGAACAAAATCGAATACACGTATATTAAATGACAAAGAGACAAATGGATTTAAGAAATGTTCGAGTTGTAGCCGGGCACCTCAACCTATAGAAAATTTTTTAAATGCTAAAAACCGAGAATGTAAAATGTGTTTCATGTGTAGAAACAAGTATAATAAACAATTGGCAAAACCCGAAACTATAGAACGCATGAAACAATGGCGAGAGAATAATATTGAACGTGTTAAAACAAGAATAAGAGAAAGCTCAAAGAAGTGGGTACAAAAACAACTAGAAACAAATAGAGAAGCGTATAAAAAGAAAGTGAATGACCAACGTAGATTACGTGTATCTGGTAAAATTTTAGCAGTAAAAACAAATGCAGTACGAAGAAATATTATATGGGAATTAACGGATGAGCAAGCGTATAATTGTATTACAGGTCCGTGTACTTATTGTAACTACTTGGATCTGGACAAGGTTTTAAACGGGATAGATAGACTTGACTCGAGTAAAAATTATTCACATGATAATTGTGTTCCGTGTTGTACTCATTGTAATCTCATGAAAGGGTGTTATGATCCTGTTACATTTATACAACGATGTAGAGCAATAGGAGAATGTAAAGTCGAATTTCCTGAAGTCGAAATATGCGACCGATACAGAACTTCAAAGAAAGTTACTACTTGCTGATTGTAGCACCCGTCTTTGGATCGATTTCAACAGTGGCACCCTTCGGGACGGCTGGGTCATCCTTGAGACACTCCTTGGCGCGTTTGCGCTGCAGTTTCTCATACTCGGTCGGGAACCACCAATCAATAATTTCACATGCACGAATAACTGTATAATACAAAAATGACATGACACGATATGACATTTTTGTGTTTGAATCCTTCGCCAGCGTAATAGACGCCTTTTTCATCTCTGGTGTGAACATTTAGTTTAAGAGTGTCTATTGGTTTTAGATTTCCTCAACCTCGAGCTCATTCCCAGAATTTGGAAAATTAATCAAAAGTCCTTCGGGTAATTCGAGAAGTTTCATATACATACGAGTCTGAACACGATGCTCATCCTTGAGCGCCTTGACTGATTTCAACTCGACAATAAGCCTAGAATCAATAATGAGGTCCGCGCGAATGTTTCCAATTGCATGTTCATCAAACACAATTGGAACGATTCGCTCCGTTTGATATGAAATCCCGCACCTACGAAGACCAACTTCCATTGCATTATGATACACACGTTCTGAAAACCCAGGTCCAAGGGCGTGCCATACACGCACAGCAACAGATTTTACAGTGTCCTTCATACTGAAGACTCTGCGGGGGGAGGGTTTAGGTTAAAAATTGGCATATTCGCCTGTTGGACATTCTCGTGAGGACCATTCTTCTTGTAAAAGCGCTTCTCGAACACGGGAACTCCACGGTATACAACCGGGAACATCATTCCGTCAAACTTTGAATTGTCGAGTGTCGTCTGAATGGACGCGATGATCTGTACCGGCAAAACATCACCAGGCTTGAGTACAAAAATCCACTCATTCTTTGCAGCCTCTTCGCCATCTACGATTTCATCTTCTGGAGCTACGAGACGGTTGAGCTGATCAGTCAAATCAGTCGTCACAAAACTGACTGGGACGACCGTAACATCAGTTGGACCATCGTTGATACGCACACGGTCGATCCAGTATTGCACCATTCCTACTATTTCTTTTAATGTTGGTTTTATGTAGATGGAAACAACATTGTATGTCGATTCCAGACAGAGAGATGCAACGCTGTATCCTTCAGGGAATACATACACCTTGTTTCTTCAGACTCCCGTACATAATATAAGTCGAGTTGATCTCGTGTCTGCCAAAATTCCAAACACAGTGTACAATCTTACGACGACTTCGAATGTACTCACAGTGAATTCGTCGAATGTTGCATTCAACCCGGGGTTTTACTCAACGTGCTCATTTGTTGATACGTTCAACAACACAAATCAAGTGTCGAATGTCGCACTCAATTATCTTGACGCCGAGGGTAAATTTATCTTCACGGGGAATGTGTCAGCCGTGACAACTCTGACGCAAGAAATTGCAGACATTCTTGGATTACCTCTTGGCACAACACTCGCGAGTCCTATTGCCAATAATGTGGTGTATAACGGACTTTTTCCAACCGCAAATGCATATGTTGTGTCTGAACGGATTGTGAGTCTCGAAGTAAATGACTACGTCTGGCTTGACATTGAAGAATTCAGAACACCATTTACGACTGATGCGCGAAAGTTGATTTTGAATCAACAGGGTGTATATACGACGACAAGTAACACGTCGGCACGTTCATTTGCCATCATACCACTTGATGTTCCGTCCGGTGGTATCAAAGCATTCAAGGAATCAACTGATTACCCAGTGCACGTAGAATTTCCTTCACGACTCGACTCACTTGATAGACTCACAGTGAAGTGGCTGAACAGAGATGGTGTACCTCTGGATTTTCGCGGGCTTGATGTAAATTCATTCACAATTCGGCTTCATACTGTACATGTACCGGATGAAGTCGAACGTCCTGTGAGCTTACCACCCCCAGTACCATTTGAAAAGGACAATCAGAAGATTGTTTGGGGTGCAACGCTTGCTCTTGTCATAGGACTTATGCTTATCATTCTTGCAGGGAAGAAGAAATAACTCGTTCCCAATGTCAAACACTCTTCCAACCGATGAGACGTTTCACAATCTGTTCTTTCGTCAGTTCATTTAAAGACCGTGACGGCGGTCTCGGCGAGCTGGTCCACGCGTGGACCAGACCTTTAATAGTCATCCACCATCACTGACATACCTTTTATCTGACGCTGCTCAGCCTGAGTCGTCTCACCTGGGACGCGCTTAGCCTTACCACCACGGCTCATAAAGAGGATGGCTAAGACAAGGAGTAAAATAAATATAATCACAGAGCGTTTCATTTTATTTAATGAATGAGAAAATTTATGTATGAGTTCCGAGGATTTCACGAATATGAGCTGGTGTAATATTTTTGGACTGTCTTATAAATTGTTCGATAGTCATTGGTGACAATTTTCTTTTGCTTCGTTCTTTGTTAATAAGAATTTGAAATTGAGCTTTATTAAAAAGCATATACTGTTTAAACTTGACACTTCGTGCAATAGCTTGCACAAGTTGCGAGAGAGATCCGGGACTCATGTTCGGTGTTCGACTTTCAGAAGTATAATTTCTAAGATTTCGACGAAGCCACGCAAGAGACCACGTTTGACAAAATGTATCACCTGAATGGCATTGTGGATGTCGTTGATCCACATTCAAAGGTTTACCTGCAAGTTGTGAAATTTTTCTCTTTGTCGCTTCATTGAGGTAACTTCCGTATGTCCCGGATGTGTCTGATGGATCGAATACCGTAATTCGCTGGGGTGTCATTGTATATGTCACAAAATGATCCTCACCACTCTTTCGTGTCCCTGGAAGTAAAAGTGTTCCAGATGTTTTCGTAATTTTTTGTTTCGATCGTTGTGTAATTCGATAATCACCGCTCGTATTTGTAAAATACATTCGGAAAGCCTTGTCTGAAATAAACCAATCCCAGAGAGTTTTCCAGCATTTAAGATCCGGGCTGAGCATTTGTTATTATATGATTTTATTTCTTAAAACTTCGTGCGGACCCATGCGGCATTCTTGAGAATCACATTTCTTGAACGAGGCGATGTACGTTTGAGGTAACGTGCCAACACCTGGAGGCGGCGGAAAACCGCAAGAGGTGAATTTTTATGGATGGCGACATTCAATGATCTGTAACGGTTTGGTGTAGCAGCTGACACAGTATAACCATACAGTTTACCTGGTGTCAGCGGAGGGAGTGTGTACGGTCCCTTGCCTGGAAGACCACGGTTTCTGATGACCGTGGATTTGACGCGAACGGTGCCGCCTGAAATGCGGCGTGTGTACGCCTTGCGGAACGGGGTTGCAGGAACGCGAATCGTTTTCGGCGTGCGACGGAATGAATACGATCTACGAACGATGGTTGGCATTACTGTTTACCGACATAAAAAAACAGACGCACGGTACTGTAAATGAAGTACGTTGTCGGTGATTTCGAGTCTACGTCTCAAAAGATTATACACTCTATCAGCTTCGCTCCAGTGAATGTCACTGAGAAGAAGACGTGGGTGTCACACGGACGTCATAAAAACCCAGAGTACCGCAAGAATAGGTCGGTGACACACGGTGAGATGCGAACCATTTTCATCAAAGAGGCGCTCGACGATCCACTCGTCGCCGAGAACGATCGCGTCCAGGCAAAACTCGGTCGGACGATCATCCATGGACAAGAGGCGGTTGTTCTTCCGTTTCGCGACGCCATATATGAGTTTATACATTGTGTATGGGAGCAAGGGGATGGTAACTGGCTCGCACACTCGATGGATAATGAACTAGAAATTCTACAGGTGACGGATGCACATTTCAAGACGGCTCTATTTCCGAAACCACTTCGGGCATTCCCAGACTGTTCTATGATTTCTGGGTGGTCGAATATAGCGAAGGTTTGTACGCAGCACGTGCTCACGACGCGGTGTCCAGACTTTTTCAAACGGTACGAGGCGTGGATGACGATGAATGGGTGGACGCCGACAAAGTTTTCGTCTCGTCTCGAGGATTTTGTTCGGTTTGTTCGGGATGACCGGGACTATTCTCAACAACACATTGCCCCATGTGATGTGGTTGATCTGTGTGAGGTTCTTGCGGCGGCGAATCCTCCCCTGGATGGCAAATCATACATGATTTCAACACCTGTGTACGCGTGGAATGGTACCCAAACGAAAACATCTTCAGTTTTGCCTCTGTCGAAACCCCAAAATCAAACATCTCAATTTTAGACATGTCGATATTGATGAATGGATAGTTATACCTGGGTCGCAAACGCATCATAGTATACAAGATACTCACAAGGTACGATTTCAGATTACGCGTGTCATACTCTGGGGTTTCGGACCACACAGTCCGCATGACTTTTACATCCG